CTAGGAGTTGTGGATGCTAATAAATCATCATGTCGACCTAAAACATCATTATATCTTGCATATGGATAATATGCTGCCATGATACGCCCATAATGATATGGTGTACCTGTGGTAGCTATCTTAACGTGTAAAGTTCCTCGGAAATATGAATAATTAGTGAGTTTAGCCCTTACAGAACTATCTTTACTCCACAAATTCCAAAGTTGGAGTGCTACATTGTACTCTGTTCCGGAATTCCAAGTGGAATCATAAATAGAAACAGGCCTCTCAAAGAAACTTTCTAATGAGAATTGAGTGTTGCCACCATCATCAGTTTTATGAATATTAACACCTAATGTTTTAATATTGATTTCTTCACCGGTATGGTCAACAACATTTTCATGAGAATCCATATTAGAAGCGCTGTCCATAGACATATCGCCTATTTCTTTAGATTCAGTCATCAGACCTCCTCTGGTTTCAAGTCGTTTGGCACGTCGAGCTGCGCGGAAAACTTCTCTTCTTTCGTAGAGAGCAGCAGTCACAGCTTCAGCTTGTTGTCTTGCCAAAGATTTTCTCCGAATTTCATATGCTCGCCTAGTGCGGACATTTTCACGAAGATCACGTCTTGATTCTAACTCTGTCAAATTCATCGCATCAATAATTGGATTACCAGTTATTGGTCCAATCGCTACGGATTGACGATGTTTTTGCAATTGAGATAAGCGCCTAGTGCGTTCATCTCTGTATTTCTGAACATGTGAAAATGTCACATCTTCTGATTCAGTAAAAGTGATAGGCTGACTATCATGTTTAAAAATAAAAGTACACATAATTGTATATTGCCTGCATTAGGCTTGCCTTACATCGCGGTTAATTCGTTTTTCACCCACTAGCTAGGGCCTGGTCCCTTCAAAAATCCAGGTGCTACGTGGCACGATGAGTAATAAAATTATAGTGTTTTACGTGTTCTATAACCACGGAAGGCTTTTCCCATAAATTGATTCTTTTATTGAATCAAAAGGTGGAAATACCTTTAGAATATCCTCCACGTCTCTACCAAACATATCAGCACATATTTGTGCAAACTTTAGTCGGCGTATGTGATATTCATCTTCTTCTAAATGGAAGAATAACTCCCTCAATGCTGAAGTGCAACTATCAATTAATTGATCGTCCTTAGACACTGATTTTGAGGGTAGATAGTAACAGATAGATTTCATAATAGATTCCAACTCTAATTGAGCGACCCAAACTTTAAGATCTTCACGAAATACAAACTTCCTTTTGAGAAAAGAAGTATCAGAAAACTCTAGGAAATTGGACATTTCTAAGGTTTTCTTGCATTTGTGAAATCTAATCCATATACTGTTTTGCAAAATCTTTGATAATTATTATTATTAAAGAAATGCTGTGCTTCTGGTTTAACGCCAGCAAGCATATCATCTCCGTAAATTACGGGACACACTTGAATAAAGAAATCTTCAGGTGTGAATTTAGTGGTGCGTGCCATTCCG